GTCCCGCCAACGGAAAAGGAGCGTGGCACATCACCGGCCTTGCAGCGACATGTGCGGTGGACGCCGCGTTAGCGGTTTTGTCGGGAAGGTCTCTGTGTGAGGCCGCATATCTTGGGGTTGAGGGGACGTATTTCGCCATTGGCGATCCGTTGTTTGTCCTGAAGTAAAGGAATCCCATGAGGGCGCTGATTACCGGCGTGACCGGGCAGGACGGGTATTACCTGTCCGAACTCCTGAAGTCGAAGGGCTATCGTGTTTTTGGGGGTTATCGCAGGGGGTCTAAGTTCCCTGATTGCTTTCCAGACGTAGACCCCGTGCCGATTGAGATGACCGAGCATGAGTCGGTTCGTCGCGCAATCACCTCATGTCTGGTGGACGAGATATATAACCTCGCCGCGCAGAGCCACGTCGGAGAGAGTTTCAACTGCCCTGTTTACACCCATGATGTAAACGGGGCTGGTCCGGTGAGGATTCTTGAGGTCATCCGTGGGACCAAGGTGAAGCTGTACCAGGCTTCGACCTCAGAGATGTTCGGTGATTCCCCTCCGCCGCAGAACGAGTTGACCGCGTTCTCTCCGCAGAGTCCTTACGCTGCGTCCAAGTTGTACGCCCATCAGATGTGTAATCTGTACAGGAAGGCGTATGGTGTCCGCGTTTCATGTGGAATACTTTTCAACCACGAATCCCCCCGAAGGGGGAGGGATTTCGTGACCAGAAAGATCACATGGAACCTTGCCAAGAAAGGCCGGGTTACGCTTGGGAACCTTGACGCACTGAGAGATTGGGGACACGCGAGGGATTACATGGAAGCCGCGTGGATGATGCTCCAGCATACTCCGGGGGATTTCGTGATAGGCACCGGGGAGATGCGCTCCGTCAGGGAATTTCTCGGGATCGCGCTGAAAATACTGGGCGGAGAGGCGAAGGTAGACCCCGCGTTGTGTCGTCCTGCGGATGTTCCGGCCCTGTGCGCCGACGCATCAAGAGCGAGGGAGGGTCTGGGCTGGAGGCCGAAGACCGGGTTTCGTGAACTTGTAGAGGAAATGTGTCGCTCGGATGGAAATAGTCCTCCCCTATCAACCTCAACCTAGACAGGCGGTAGCGCACAAAGCCAAGGCGCATGAAATCCTCTACGGCGGGGCTGCGGGTGGCGGGAAGTCGGCGTTCCTCCGGTGGGATTTAATAGACTTCTGCATCAACTGCCCCCGGTTGTTTGCCGTCCTGTTCAGGCGGGAGTTCAAGCAACTCAGGAACAACCACGTCATCAAGATGCAGCAGGAGCTTCCGCCGCAGATTGCAACGTGGAACGAGTCGAACGGTGAGTTCCGGTTCTACAACGGCTCCATACTTGTCTGTCGGCACATGGAAAAGGAGGCCGACACTGAGGACATCCAGGGCTGGGAAATCCACCTTGCAGGGATAGACGAAGCCGCCCAGTTCACTCCCTACATGCTGGCTTACATCAAGTCCCGCATGAGGTTGGGTGATTACCGGAAGTTCCTTGAGAACGAGGCGAAGTCAAACCCGAGGATCAACGACTTCCTCGTAAGGCTGCCGAGATATGTAATGGCCTCCAACCCCGGTGGTGAGGCCCACAACTGGCTGAAGGACAACTTCGTGCTTCCGGCGGAACCGGAGACGGAGTTTCAGGACGAGGACGGGACCACCAAGGTCTTCATTCCCGCGAGGATGCGGGACAACTCCTACATCGACAAGAACTACGAGGCGCAGTTCCGTGAGCTTCCAGAGTGGCAAAGAAAGCAGCTTGTTGAAGGCGATTGGGATACCGTTGCCGGGGCGTACTTTGACTGCTTCTCTACTGCGGAACACGTCGTCCCGCAAATCCACATTCCCTCGCACTGGACGCGGTTTCGAGCGATGGACTGGGGATACCGACAGCCCTTCGCAATCTACTGGCTCGCCGTGGCTGACGAGACGCCCGTCATGGCTAAGGACGGTTCGACCTGGCAGTTCTCGGAAGGTTCCCTGATCGTCTATCGGGAATGGTACGGCGTTCAGAGAGGGCAACGTGGAGACTGGACCCAGAAGGGGCTGAGGCTTGAGCCGGAAGAAGTCGCTCTTGGAGTCCTTGAGCGCGAGATTGGCGAGACGATTGCTTACGGGGTGGCCGACCCTTCCTGCTGGCGGTCGGACGGCTCCCCTTCGGTTGCCGAGAAGATGGCATCCCAAGGCGTTCACTGGCAGAGAGCTTCAAACGAAAGGGCCTTGGGGTCCACGCTGCTCTACCAGAGAATCGCCGCAAACAGGTTCTTCGTCACCGAAGCCTGCGAGCACATCCGCAGGACGCTGCCGATTGTTGAGACTGACCAGAAGAAGCCCGAGGAATACCTGAAATGCGGGTTCGACCACGGCGTTGACGCGCTTAGATACGCTTCCGCGTCACGCCCGAAGGTCACGAAGAACCCCATGAAAGAGTCAGGCGTCCGGGTTCCCACACTGAATGACATCATGAGGCCGGTTTACCGAGAAACACGCGAGTGGATTTAGCAGAAACGTGGAACAAAAGGCTTGAGGCCGCAGAGAAGCACGAGAACGAGTATCGTGCGCGGGCCAAGAAGGTCATCAAGACCTACCGGGACGACGACCGGAAGATGGGGAAAGCCTCCCCGAAGATGAATCTTCTGTGGTCGAACACGGAAGTACAGCGTCCTTCGCTGTATTCCGCCACCCCGAAGCCGATGGTATCCCCGAAACTGACGGGCGAGAGTCGTCTCTTGTCCAAGGAATCCTCAGATGTTCTTGAAAAAGCGATTCAATTCAGCATTGACAATGGTCTTGATGATTTCGATGCTTTCGCTGATAGCGTCGTTACAGATTTTTGTCTGGTTGGACGCGCTGTAGCCCGTGTCATCTACGAACCCATCGAGAAAGACGAGCAACTGGTCTTTGAACAGGTCCGTTATCACCTCGTTCCGTGGGAATGTTTCCGCTACGACCCCCAGGATCGAGGGGAAGACGTTACATGGGTCGCTTACGGGGACCATTACTTCACGAAAGACGAGTTGAAGAAGGAGTTTAAGCTCAGTGAGAAAGACCTCCTTGCCATCCCCTTCAAGAAAGACAAGGACAAGACCGAAGAAACCGCTCAGGTCTGGGAAATCTGGGACAAAAACAGCGAAACCGTCCGATGGCACTGCCTTGGAGGCGAAAAGTGCCTCCGAGAAGACGATCCTCCGGTCAGATTGCGTGGATTCTTCGACTGTCCCCGCCCCGCGTATGCGGTCAAGGCGAACGACTGTCTTATCCCCATCCCGGAGTACACTCTGTATCAATACCAAGCCGAGGAAGTCAACGATCTCACCAAGAGAATCGACAAGATCACCTCTGCGATCAGGGCTAACTTCGCTTATGCAGGCGATCAGAAGAATGTTCTCTCGGAACTCCTGACGGCTGACGACGCAAGGGGTATTCCCGTCTCCGACTGGACCGGATTCCTTGAGAGAACGGGCGTTGATGGATTGATTTCGTGGGTGCCGGTGGAGCAGTTCACCAAGGTACTTCAGGTTCTCGTCGCCCAGAGACAACTGCTCATCCAGCAGATTTTCGAGATCACCGGAATAGCCGACATCATCCGTGGGGCGACCGATCCACGGGAGACGGCGAAGGCGCAGACCATCAAGGCGTCCTTCGGGTCAAGAAGGTTCCTGCCGAAGCAGCAGGAAATCCAGAGATTCATCCGCGATCTCTTCAGGTTGTCGGGTGAGATCATCGTGGAGAACTTCTCAAGGAGCACCCTTGAGGACATCATTGATAAACCCGTTGACGATCAGGTTCTCCTGCTGCTCAGGGACGATTCCATGCGCGCTTTTCGCGTGGACATCGAGACGGACTCAACGATCCAGCCCGACGCGGCTGAACGCAAGCAGGAGATGGCCGAATTTGTCGCATCCCTCACGCAGTTTCTTGGCGCGGCACAGCAGATGTTGGCCTTGGGTCCGGAAGGACAACAGGCCGCCGCTGCGATGCTCAACTGGTTCACTGACGTATTCGACGCGCCACGCTCTGTCGAGGACGCTGTGGATGCTCTCGGGATGGCCCAACCCCAACCTCCTCCTGATCCTAACGTCCAGAAGGTGCAGGCAGAGATACAGGGCAAGCAGGCAGAATTTCAACTGAAGCAGCAGCAGGCGATGATGGACATGCAACTCAAGCAGAAAGAGCTTGAGTTGAAGATCGTTGAACTACAGGCAGAGATCGAACTGAAGCGCAAGGAATCCGAGGCGAATATCCAGAACCGCCAGATGGAGTCCAACGCGAAGATTCAGAACAGCGCGATGGAATCAATGGCCCGCAGGGCCGCTATGGACCGGGAGGACAGGAGAAACTAATGGCATTGAAACAGGTATTCGCAGCGAACGAGACGAGCACTACGACCTCGACTATTGCGTTCAAGAACAAGACCCACGCTTCGGTGAACCTCGTGACGTTCATGTGCAAGGGTGACTTCGACGGTGCCCATGCAAAGTTGCAGTTGGGCGCTTCGCTGTCGTCCGGCACGATAGTCTGGAACGACATCGCCTCTACGACGCTTTCCGCCAGCGGACTCGTGAACCTTGAGGTCGCAGACGGGTACAACCTTCGGGCTGTGCTTTACGGGATGTCGGCTACCGCGTCCCAATCGACCTCCGTGGACGGCTGGATTGCCGCTGGCACCTACATCCGGTGAGCAACCTACGCAAAGGCTGGCGTTCCGCCTGGAAGCAGAACCCCGAGCTTTCAGACATCGAGAACACCGGCGTCATCAACGTCCGCGACTACGGCGCGAAGGGCGACGGCACGACCGACGACGCGGCAGCGATTCAGGCGGCACTGGATGCTTTACCGAGCACTGGCGGGCCGGTATTTTTTCCGCCGGGGCGTTAC